AAATGTAAATTTCTTATCAACTGTAGTAGTTGCCTCGTCGAAGGTAGTGTTATAAGATAGCACGCCATTATCAGAGTCAACGAATCTAGTTAGTCCAATACCTGCAGTATCTGCAAATTGTTTAACCTTTCCTTGGATAATACCAGTTGGCAAAAAAGTTAAACCTGGAGGTAATATTCCGCTGACAAACTCATAGACAACACGCCCGCCGTACAACAAACTTTTGGCCTCTACGAATAATTTACTTGGTTGATTTGGTTTAATAACTCCAAGATTGCTAGTAGAAATCCAGTTAACTGCACTTTCAATTTCACCTATGATATCAACAGTGAAGGTTTTTTCTGCAGACTCAACACCTCTAAACCAGTAAATAGACCCATCAATTGGCGTTTGGTTTCTATTGTCTTGAGAACATATCCAAATAAATCCTAAATATCGTACAGCTTGATTGGCTGCATAATTAGTTGAACTAGCCCAATCGCCCACTAGAGTGTAGGTTAAATTATTCAATGTCGCTGGATAATTTACAGCAAGCATTGTAAATGTATAAGTCTTTGTTACTGCGGCCTGGTAAGGTACTAGTCCAACAATTTCTCCAGTGATGCTATCTAATTCCATTCCGGGAGGAATTTCACTAACACTGTTATCCGGATTAGCCGACAGCAGGAAATATGTAATAGAACCGCTTAGTGTAGGCGGATCATATACATCTAAGAATATTGTTACGTAATTGTTAGCTCTAAATCTGCCAAGAACACTGCCAGTAATCCACAACGGTTTTCTGTCACCGGTGTTATCTGCTTGGAATAGATTTGTATCTACCTGTACAATGCTGTTATCGGCCTGTAAAAATTCTTCAGTAACAACATAAATTTTAAATAATCTATTAACACTATTAGCACCGTCACTTACCGCAACTACAAAATTATATGCTCTGCTTAATCTTCTAGGAATTTGACTAGGTTCGCTATAATCGTAGGTAACATTGTCATAGAAGTAATCATCAAAACCATTTGATCGAGCTTCAATATAGTCTAACGGAATATAATCCAACGGAGTAGTATCATACCCGCCTGAGGTAATATCGTTGTATTCCAGAGCAAATATAGGATCAGTAAATCCAGAAATGACACCGTCTCTTGATAATGTTAATCCGGGAGGTAGTTCGCCGCCCATTGGTACTAGAAAATATTCTAACACATCGCCAGCGGTTAAGTCAGTATCAGTTGCTGATAATTGAAAATCAACTCGAGCATTGTCAAGAACAAAGTAAGATTCGCCTGCACCTACATTTAAAAATCCTTCTCTAGTAACCCAGGAAGGTATATCTTCACCGTCTACTGATAATCCAAATGTTCGGTCCTCAATGTCAACGCCGTCATTAGCTCGAACAACAAATCTACTTTCTGTAAATTTTCGTACTTCCACAGGGCTACCAGTAACCCGTCCGTTGGTTAATCGCAATCCTCGAGGAAGTGCTCCTGCAATAAGTGTATATGTAACTGCAAGTTGATCGGTAGTTGCTGTGAGAGGAATATCTATAATCACTCGTTCGGTGATTATTCCTAAACTACCTGCTGGAGTAATCCAAGTTATCATTACTGGAAATCCTTAAGCCAATGTTCCGCAGTCTAATCCGTATCGAGAAGGCAGAGTAATAGTTCCAAAGTCTACATTTGATGCAGCTAGGGTCATTTGAATAGCGTTAGTAAACTCACCATTAAGCGGTCCAAAATCAAAAGTTTCTAAAATATCAGTTACTGGAATAATATTCCTGATAGATAATGTTGAACCAAATGCAGTAACTTCAATATCAGCTCTTCTAGTGCCTAGAGCAGGCGCTCCTGCAACAGTAATCTGACCAAATGTGCTGGCCAACATACTACCGCTGTCTGTGTCAAATCTTGTAAATGCATCAGGGGCAGTGGATCTAACTTCTAGAGTATTTGTATTATCGTCAATTGCAATGTTACGACCAGCAACAAGGTTTTTAAATTCTAAATCTGCACCAGTTTTTTGTTTAAAAACTCCTACACCTGTTAAGCCAACGTTTGTAGCAGTAATAGTTAATTGAGTACTTAAATCACTAAAGTTAGCATTTACTTTCTGAAAGGCTGAGCGTAGGTCATCGCCTAGTCCGTCGTTTACAACATTTCCGATATTAATTGTTTGTACTGTCATTATGCGCTCTCTTTAGTATATTTACCGTTATGCACCAGTAGCATTTAATGCCCTAACTGCTGCTGCCAATCTGTCTAACGCTGCTCCTACCGTAGTTGGGGCAGTTCCTGCCCAATCTCCGGCTGTGGTTGGAGTATATGTCGTAGCATACAGTTCTGTGAAGTTTGCATTGACTTTGGTAAAGGCAGCACGTAGGCTATCACCCTGTTTGTCATTTGCCGAAGCGCCTACGTTAATTGTTTGTTGTGTCATTTATTGCTCCGATTATACCAATGCTGCTATTGCTGTTTTAAATTCGGTAAAATCTGCACTTGCTGCTGCAATAGACTTTAATTGAGCTAAGTTAATAACTCTGCTGCCGTTAACTATTAATTCGTTTTCAATGTCCACATCACTGCTAAAAATTGTCTTAGGTGTTACAGTAATTGCTGAGCTGTCTGCACTATCAATTAATGTAGTAAAGATATTTCCAGTCACAGCTCCTGTAACATTTCCACTGAATGTGCCGGCAGTTAAAATGTTTGTAGAAGGATCATATGTTAAACTAGTATCAGTTCTAACATTTTTGTTACCAGTTGCAGTGTCAACAAAAGCAAGATAGTGGACGGCTGCTGTTGAATCTGTAGCAATTAATGTAACTGTTGTAGCAGTAGTTGCGGTATCTGCATTGCCAATTACATTGCCGGTTACATTGCCAATTACATTGCCAGTTACATTGCCAAATAAGTCACCGTAGAATACACCATCAACCGCATCAACCATAATACTACTATTATCTGCAAATACTGACCCTGTTAAATCAAACACCGGATCAATTGTAAATGTTACGGTGTCTGTGCCAGCATTTTGACTAAGTGTTATACCTTGACCTGTTAAAAAGTTTAATACACCGTTAACACTGTTAGCTTCAAGCGGGCTTCCGCTTAGTCCATTAGTAGTCACATATCTAAAAGCATTACCTGCAGGAGCAGCGTTTGTAATTGTAACAATGCCTGTAGCTGCATCAGTTGACACAATTAATGCTGCTGATCCAGGTTCAACACTTAACACTCCAGTATTGGTTAATGCAACACCTCCGGTTGACGTACTTACATTGATACCTACACCTTGAGTTCTGCCACTTGGCAATGCTGTGGTATTTGTAAGACTAGTAACACCTGTGTTTGTAAAAGTTACGTTTCCTGTCGCACTGCTTACGCTAATACCTGTGCCTGCCGTAGCTGCAACAACTCCATTGTTATTGATTGTAATAGTCTCTGATGCAGAATCAACACCGAGTGTTATAGCTGTTCCAGAGTTTAGCCCAAAAGAATTGCTACCATCAATAGCAATGATAGAAAAATTATTATCAACCTGTATTTCTTTAAAGAACGTTCTGTCTGGATCTTTAATTAGCAATCCATCTACTGTAGTTCCTGCCGGTAAATCTACGGTATATCCTATCCCTTTAATATGAGCAGTTCCTAACCATATGCCATTGATCGAATCTATATCGCTGTACTCGCCAAGATGGATAGATTTCCAATGATGAGTAGCATCTCCTATATTATATAAATTATCAGTGGCCGGACTTATATTAGTATCTAACGATTCAAATGCAAGCGGAGCAAGACCAGAGCCGTCTCCAATAGTAGCAACAAGGATATCAAAATTTTCATTAATCTTTGTAAATGCTTCTTGGACACTGCTCCACAATAGTGGAGGACTTCCTGGGTTTATATTATCGTTATATGCCATTATGTTCTCCCTACTGCAATTTCAATAGTTCCAATATGATCACTATCGTACTCAACAAGTGCCTTGCCTACTACTGTACCAACTTTAACATCGGAACCGGCAGCAACAGCAACGCCTGATATTCTAGAAGTCACTAACATGTCTCCCTTTTTAATTTTACCAACTACTCGACATGGCACACGACCTTGTAGAGCCACTAAGTTTTTAAATCCTGGACAAGCATCATACATAACAAACGCAGCAGTATCAGACACAACACCAGCAACTCTTGGATCGCCCTGCTTATCGGTTATAGTAACTTCCTTGTCACCACCAAACACTAATACAGTACCAACTTCATAGTCTTTATCACCTTCGTAGAATTCGGCCAAGTCGGCGGAGTAGGTTGATTGTAATCTAGATTCATTTGGGCTAGTTCCAGTTAATGTCCATCGTCCGGTAATAGTGCCGCTATCAGTATTACTGCCTGTAGTAATAGCTGTAGTTTGTATGCTTGAAACAGTAATCGGAGCAAAACTAACACCGTTCTGTGTCTTGAAGATATGTGAATCATTCCAGTAGTTAGTTGTTTTATCTGTAGCAAGAGAACCATTAGATATTAGTATACCACCTCCACTGTCGTATCCGTAGTATCTTAAGTACCCTCCAGTTGCAGTTGTAGCACCATCTATGGATAAGTTAGTATCGACTTTAACTTGAGAAATATCAATGTTACGTCCGCCAAAGTCGCCATTACTATCTCTAGCAATTAGTTTACTTGCCTCAACACTTGCACTAGATCCAGCAGCAGCTTCGATCATTACATAGTCGCCGTCTGAGCTAGAGCTTGAACCGTTTGTTCTACGTAAAATACCAGTACCGCTATATTGATTTTTCTTAACCGCAAGGCCTAAATCAATTACGTTTGCAAATGTTACTGCGCTTACATTAGCGGTATTTAACCCAGAATTGCCTAATACAGTCTTTGTAGCAATCTGTGCAATCTTTGTAATAACAAGTCCGTTATCCTTTACAGTTAGCCAACCATCAGTGGCAGTAAATTGCGCACTGTCAAAACTCGCTAGACCCAAATCAGCTTGAACAATACCTGTGGCATTAACACGAGCACTGGCAGCAGTCATTGCTAGTTTACTTTGCACAATTGCCGCATCTGATTTAACATCAGAGTTAATAATTGTATCGCTGTTAATCTGAATGTTTAAATCGCTACTGGTTCTAGTAGCAGTAACATCACCTGTGATAGTCACATTAATTGCTGCATCTCCAGATCCCGTAAACGATAATAGCTGTCCGGTTGTGGGTGTAGTAATTACTGTATTTTGAAAATTAGCAAAAGTTAAACTTTGTAAGTTAACAGCATCTTGGGGATTTACAGGATCTATAAGATTAGTAATCTTATTATTGTTGAGATTCATCGGGCCTTTCATACCTAACTGTCCGTCTAGAGACATAAAGCCTCCGGAAACTGTTGGGATTAATTGACTCGCCGTTACTGTTCCGCCATCATGTGTTATACCTAATCTTCGTTCGATATAGATACGTGCTGCATTTTCTGTTGGCACACTGTCAGTAGCATTGTCTGTAAAGCCACTGTCTGTTGAAAATTCACTTACTGGAACGCCTCGTTTAAAACCAATACCATCTAAGTTACTCAATGCAATTGACGCAGCAAATGTTACAGTACCTGTACCTTGATCGACTCGGAAGAATGGTCCAACACTGAAATTACCAAATTGGTCAGTGGTCACATAAAAGCAACGTCCAACATCTCGTTCATCAGTTTCTTGACTTGCGTTAACCGCGTTTACTGATGCTCCATAAATTTCGCTAGGATAGTTAGTATCTGCATAGGATCCTGTACCAATTTCTAACAAATCATGACTTGTTACACGAGTCAACGAAATACGAATAGTTAAACTACCAATAGCTCCGTTAGTTCTAATAGCCACTGCAGACTTAATTGTGTACGAATTTTGATAAGCAACTAGACTGTCGACTAACGGACGACTTAGAACAAGTCTTGCATACGATTTATTGGTTACTGCTTCACTTTGATAATTGTCAATAATATATTCCTCTCCGAGGAACACAAATTTACTACCTGCTACTCTGCTTCTTTCCTGAGCAGCCACCGGAATTACAGCAAATGTTAAGTTGCCAACTTGCCCTGTTACTTTCCCGACAGTCTGTGTTCCTGATTGAGTCCCAGAAGTGTCTTGTGCATCACCTCCTGGAGAGAAACTAATCTGGAATTGGTCAGTAGTTAACCCGGCACTTATTACGTGAAAATTGTTATTAGAAGTTACTCCGGTAGGCAGCACTCCGGTACTTTCAAACTTAATAACATCGCCTGCAACGAACCCGTGAGCAACTAGACTAATTACACTAGGAGCTGCTATAGAAATAGTACAGGTTCTACCAGTTGGGTAATCGTCTGTAAAGTCACCAGGTTGGTATATTGTTAAGTCGTTGTAATTATAATTCTCTCTGGTAGTAGTTCTAGTCAACCCATAAAGTTCATAACCAAATGTTCCACTACCCAATGCAGTTACGGCTACTGGAGTCCCATTTTTTAACGTTGCTACCTTAAATTCAGTTTCAGTTAGACCGTCTGTAAGAACCCAATAAAATTGATTGTCATTTGTCAACGGCGTAGGCAATACTCCTGTGTAAGTTAATCCTACAGGAGTTCCAGCAGTTGTGGTTATAGCTGAACCGCCAGGGGAGGCTGATAGTGTGAATGTTGTGGTACCATTAGTTGCAATGATATAGTAGACCACTTCATTAACGAACCCTGCAATACTACCAGTACCACTGTTAAACCCGTTAATAGTAATGCTGTTGCCTACGACTAGTGTAGTTGCACTACAACTAAACTGTCCAGCAGTGCCAGTAATTATTACATTGCGTAGTACTGGGTTAGATAATTGTAAGGTATAATTTTCTACTAGCTTGTGAGACTTAGCAGCTTGGATGTATAAGCTAGACCCGTCACCTAGTGTAGGACTAGCCCCGTCAACAGTTAGCGATAGATAGAATTGATTATATTCCGGAACGCCAATAACATAATATGTAGTGTCAGCAAGAAGACCGTTTGATGAACTTGTAGGAATAACTACGTCGCCTACTCTTAATTTATGATTACCACTAGTGGTACACAAATTTGTAGCGATATCGGTAATTGTTAGTAATATTTTAAATACAGCTGGATCAGCAACAGTGACGCTTACATCATATGGCGCATTTGAATCTGCATACTGAGTAAACTGCAAAACTCGATAGACGTTATCTTCAGTCTCTCTTAGTTTTAAACCAGTTGATGGTCTAACAGCAACTTCAGCTAAATCTCCAGTAAGTAATATCTGTCCGTTGTTTCTAATGGTTA